GTCGTCAAGAATATGGGCCCTGGCGATAGGACCATGAAGAAGATGCTTGACTCATACATTCTTCGTGACTGCTTCGAGACCTTCTCCCAGATCCCTGACAAGTCCCTTGACTTCATCGAAATTGATCCACCCTACGCTATGGACCTTCACTCGAAGAAGTCCGAAGGTAGCATGTTGGGATATAATGAAATTGAGATGGTTGAGTATCCTACATTCATAGGCAAGGTATTGAGCGAATCCTACCGAGTCCTAAGAGATGACGGCTGGATGATCTGCTGGTTTGCTATGGATCCCTGGTTCAACTTCATCTCCACGGCCCTCAAAGAACTCGGCTTCAAACTTAATTTACTGCCAGGAATGTGGATCAAGCCTACTGGCCAAACTATGCAACCCGAAACTCAATTCGCAAACTGTTATGAACCCTTCTTTTATTGTAGGAAGAATGGCTCTGCCAAACTCAATAAACCAGGTCGTAGTAACATATTTGAATTCAACCCTATGCCCCCTGGTCAGAAGATCCACCCCACTCAACGTCCCCTTCCTCTTATGATCGAGATCTTCAGCACCTTCTGCCCTCCAGGTAAGAGTGCATACATTCCCTTTCTAGGCAGCGGTGCCTCCCTCATCGCTGCACACTCATGTAAGGTAGGAGCCTTCGGCAATGACCTGACTAAGGAATTCAAAGAGGGCTACACAGTTCAACTTCAATCCTATCTGGAGACTATCAATGAGTAATATCTTATTTTTTGATACAGAAACGACAAATCTTCCCCAGTTCAAGAAGCCCAACCACGATCCCTCTCAGCCGAAGATCCTCCAGTTGGGTGTCATCCTTGCCACCCCCGAAGGAGACGTAGTCTCAGAGTATTGCACCTTAGTGCAAATAGGATCTACTCCTATCAACCCTTATGCTCTAGCAGCACATGGTATCTCAGCAGAGAAGGCCAACTCAGAAGGAGTCCCACCTACGGAAATGTTTCTCAAGTTCCACGAGATGTCCCGTGAAGCTGAGGCCCTCGCCTGTCATAATTTCAACTTTGACTTCAAACTTCTTCAGATAACCTCAGCCCAAATCCAGGGAACATTCACAGACCCTGACGCTTCCTCACTATTGATGAGTGACATTGAAGAGTTACCTTACTATTGTACCATGACCTCAACTATTGACTTCTGCTCTCTTCCATTCCCCAGTGGTAGGAAGGGTAAGAAATTCCCTAAGCTCGAGGAGTTACATAGGATCCTCTTCGAGGAGGACTTCGAGGGAGCCCATGATGCTATGGCTGATGTACGTGCAACCATGAGATGCTATTTTGAATTAAAGGAAAGGGGAGTAATGTAATGGATACTTTAGATATAATTCTAGATAGAATGGGAGATACACCTATGAACAAGAATGATCAGACCCTTATGGAAGAGTTAGAGGAAAGGTCTGCACTCTCTACCCAGGTAGGAGGTTCACACTACAAGTCCTATAAGATCCAACCATACGAATTCTTCTTGGCCAACCAGATCCCTCACCATAAGGCAGCCATCATCCGCCGGATCTTAAGGTATGATCACCCAACTGGCAAGGGACTCCAAGATCTGGAGAAAATATCTCACGAAATAGAGCTAATCAAAGAACTCGAAGGATGGAAGTGATATGCCACACACTAAACGTCCCAGATACATAACTCCTCTTGAGGTTCAAGACATTCTGGATAGGTGTTACGAAGCTAAGCCAGATTGCCATCTGGCCCACATGCAGTGCATTGCCAAGGGAATTAATGATCTCTTCAAGGGAAGACCCTCTAGAATTACACCTCAGCCTAAGGCTGAACCCATTAGGGTTACACCAACACCAATTAAGAATGGTAAATGTCCAGTATGTAATGCTGATACATTTAATACACCTTCTGGAATAGTATGCACTAATGGTCATGGAGGAATCACTCCTGTGGAAGAGTGCAGTACGTGAGACTGAAAGACGTAGGAGTTTCCTACGTTACATTATGTAATATAGCAATCAACCCTTAGGAGAATATTATGGGACTTACATGGCCTGATGCTGTAGCAATATCTGCTATGGCCTTAGCACTAGCCTGGATACTAACAACCCTCTTCAAATCTTGAGGAATCACTGATGAGATCCCCAACCTACGTACCCGCTTCTGGCTCAAAAGACTCCCCTTACATAATCGTAGGTGAGCAGCCTGGGAAGACAGAAATCATGCGAGGGAGGCCATTCTGTGGGCCCTCCGGCGTGGAGCTTGAAGATAACCTTCGCATCGCAGGTATCAACAGGGCAGACTGTTACTTCACGAATGTAGTGAAAGACGCCGATAGACCATTGGGTCACTACATTGAATTCAATCCTCGCAAAGGAACTATCATCCACCCTCCTGGACAGGAGTACATCAATGAACTCGCAAGAGAACTTACGGAATGCTCGGGAAAGGTTATTATCGCACTCGGAAATACCGCCTTATTTGCTATGGCTGATAGAGTTGGGGTTACGAAATGGAGGGGATCTGTCTTATCTCCTACTCTTATATCCGACAAACTCCTCATACCATCAATCCACCCCAGTACAATCATCTTCCCAAAGAACCAATACACTAACAAACGACTCCTCATCTATGACCTCCTCAGAGCCAGACAAGTAAAAGAGGGGAAGTGGAAAACCCTTGAAAGACATATTGCAATAAGGCCAACCTTCTCTCAATCTCTTAACTTCTTGAATGTCTGCTCTATGTGGGGCAAACTGGGCAACCCAGTTGCCTATGACATCGAGGTGGACGTATTCAACGGAGAGATGACTTGCATCTCTTTTGCCTACACCCCCACTGACGTGATGTCCATCCCCTTTACTTGCGAGAGAGGAGACTACTTCACTCTTCCCCAAGAGGCTGAAATCCTTAAGGCCATAGCATCTCTCCTTGAAGATCCAGCCATTCCTATACTCGGACAGAATTTGGTATTCGACTGTCACTACATGTTAAGAAAGTATGGAATCCACACCTCCAACATACACGATACAATGGTCGCTCAGAAGACCCTTCTCCCCGACTACCCAGTCGGCCTCCACTTCATCTGTTCCCAGTATACAGATATACCTTACTATAAAGACGATGGTAAGTACTGGCTCAAAGGCATTGGTAATTGGGAGTCAGGGTGGCGTTACAACGCGCTGGACTCAGTAGTCTGCGCCGACGCCTACCCCAAGCAGATGGATGCTCTCTTCAAGCAACACAACTACTTCGCCTACGAACGGAAGAGGAAATCTATCCTCCCCTACGTATACATTATGGAGCATGGAATCCGTATTAACCTAGGCTCTATGCAACAAGCATACAACGATGCACTCCATGAAGAGGAAGATCTATTGAAGCAACTCCACCACCTTTGTGGTTTTGAACTGAACCCTAACTCCCCTAAGCAAGTCGCAACCTATTTTTATGTGACGAAGAAACTCCCAGCATACAAGAACAAAGCAGGAGGCAACACCACTGATGAAAAAGCCCTCAAACGAATCGCACGTAAAGGTTATCCGGAGGCCTCCACAATCCTTAAAATACGTGGACTTAACAAAGAACGAGCGACTTTTCTCGATACTGCTAAAGTTGACACTGATGGAAGAATGCGATGCTCTTACAACCCAGTTGGAACTAGATACTCTAGGGCTAGCTCAAGTGAGAACATATTCGGGACAGGTAACAATCTTCAGAACCAACCCCATAGGGTTCTTACACACTTCCTTGCCGACCCACAACATGTATTCTATGGGATGGACTTGAGCCAGGCTGAGAACAGGATCGTGGCCTATGTGGGCCGTATTACTCAGATGATCGAAGCCTTTACAAAGGGAGAAGATATCCACAGTCTGGTCGCTATTATGATGGCCAACCTGTACTATGGAGGTAAGTTGCCTGAGGGATTTAATGCTCGCAAATCACTAGCTCCTATCGGCGACGGTAAGAAACCCTGGCGTGATTGGGGCAAGAAGACAGGCCATGCTGCCAACTATGACATCACCTACAAGACCCTCTCCCTCTATAACGAGATACCGGAGCGTGACGGGAAGATGATCCTCGACATCTACCACAAGGGCTTCCCTGAGGTAAGAGGAGGTTTCCACAAACACGTTCAGACGTGCATAAATAGAAGTCGAACCTTAACTAACCTGTTAGATCGCAAAACAGTGTTTACGGACAAGATAGATGAACAACTATATAGAGAAGCCTACGCATGTATCCCTCAAGGAACAGTCGGAGATATCATCGATGAACGAGGTCTTAACTTCATCTATTACCACAGAGACCCCCTCTTCAGATTCGTTAAACTTCTTATCCAAATTCACGATCAAATTGGATTCCAAATCCCGACGCCTCTGCATCCAACCACTCCAGTGTCCTGGGCAGATCATGGAAGAATCCTAGCCAAAGTTAAGGCCAGCCTCGAGACTCCACTCTATACTCATTATGGTCTGAAGTTCACCATACCAGTCGACACTG